CTCGTACTGGTTGGCCATGTCGCGCACGTTACGCACAAAGTCAGCCACACTGCCGACAACAGGATTGCGCGAAATTGGCTTGATCTCGGCCACGCCACCGCCAGCGTCAGACATTGTCTGCGATGGGCCAGCGGCCAGCTGCATGCCGTCCATGCCAGCGGTCGGCGCAAGTGGCTGCTCTGGCTCGACAGGCATGTCTGGGAACTCCAGAGCTGTCAGCGCAGACAGGTAGCGGTCTTCAATCGGGCTCAGTGCCATGTCAGTTGCCTCCGTCAGCTTTGTCAAGCAACCGCTTGATGTCGTTCAATTCGTTGACCCGTCGTTTGTCAGTCCCGGCTTTGCGCTCAAGGGCAGGCAAAGAATCGCGGGTAATTCTGCCATTGATCCATTCCGACTTCTCATAGTTTTGCAGCTTGGTGCGCGCGGCCTTTGCTGCCTCTGTGTTGCGGCTTTGCTCAATGTTTGTTTCGAGCTGACGAATCACATCGTTGTTTGTCAGCACTTTGCCCTCGGCCATGGCCTTGGCTTTGATCTCTGTGGCCTGCGCAGACAGCGTCAGACGGCGCTCCCACTCCTTGCCCTTGGGGTCGATCACAACCATCTGGCCGGAGATCACAGGGATGCCAGCCAAGCGCGAGATGCCACGGTCAAGCTCGCTGTCGTTGCGGCGGTCTTCGCTCACCAGCTTGCCGAGCAGGTTGACCTTCTGCTTGCCGTTCAAGCCGGGCAGTTGGTAGATCTGCTCAGCCGATGTGATGCGGCCATCATAAATCTGCGCCAGCGCGTTGAACTCCACCATGGAGTTGCCATCGGTGTTGGGCTTTTGCAAATCAGCAAGCACGCCCAGCGGCACCATCTTAGGGTTGGCCTCGGCCATCTTGGCGATCTGGCCGATCAGCTGCTTGCGCTTGGCGTTGCCCTCTGGCAAAGCCATGGCTTGGTTATACACCGGGATGAACTCACTCAGCGCTTGGCGGTCTTTCTCGTCTTGCGCTTCCTTTCTGACCTTCTCGCGCTGGCTCACAGCGGTCATAAAGTTGGCAACGACTTTGTCTTTGTCGTCTTGAGGCATCGCCATAAACACAGCGCTCATGCGGCCCAAGTCACCGGATCGCAGTTTGTTGAGCCCGATCACAGAGTCGTCCATGTAGGCGTCGCCAAGAGCGATCTTGGTGGCTGCGTTGACCTTGGCTTCGGCCACGGCCTTGTCAAATTTCTCGCCATACTGCTGCGCCATTTGCAGACCACCGGCCACGAAGGCTTTGTCCACAAACGACTTGCGATGCACGGCCAAAATGTTGTCAACTGGGATTTCTTTGCCAGAGGCGTCAACCACAAAGCCTTGGCCAATCGCAGGCTCCACCAGTTTTATGGTGTTGGTGTAGTCGGCCTCCAGCGCCAGCCCGGCAAGTTCTTTCTTCCGCTTCGCCTCCAGCTTGTAAGCCTCTGCCATCACGGTCTTGGAATACACACCCATGCTGGCGGTGAACCGCAGGGCTGCGTCAGCGTCAACCTGCGCCAGCGACTTGGCAAAGCCAGCCGCCATGGTGTTGAGCTTCTCTGCGGCTTGCTTGCTGTTGAGCGTGCCTGCCTCCACATCAGCCTGAATCTCGACCACCTTGGCCTTGGCTTCTGTGTCGAACGCGCTGGACAGCTCCATGCTGCGCGCCTTGCGCAGCGTTGCGTCGTACAGGTTCAGGCGGCTGCCACCCTGCAAAAAGCTCATGTCGCCGTTCTTCGCCATCTCCAGCTGGTCTGGTGTCAGCGGGTTGTTGGCCACGTCAATCATGGCCTGCTCTTTGAAGAACTCGCCAGCCATCTGCATGGCGCTGCTGCTCATGCGGTCAACCAGCTGCGCCAGCGCGTTCTGGCCTTGCGCCTCCTGACGGAACTGCGCGCCATAGTCGGTCTGCTGCATGCCGATCTGCTGCATGGGCACACCGCCTGCTGCACGCAGGGAGATCTGGCCTGATTCAATTCGTCCTGTTGCCATGGTCGTGCCTTATTAAGTTTTGACAGTTCGCAGCGCTGTGATGCCGGTCTCGACAAGGCGCGCGTTGGCCAACAAGCCAGCATTGCGAACGCCAGCAGCACCAGTCAGCTCGGCCTGCATGTAGCCCTGCTTGGCGGTGTAGTCGTTGATGATGTTTTGAATCTGGGTTGACTCCATCATGGCGCTTGCGTCCTCAAAGCCAAACACCCGAGCGGCCAGCGAGTTGAAGTCAGCCACGGCCACATCACGCATGGTCGCGTCCACGTTCTGCTGCTGAATGTCAGAAATTGAGCCAGACGCAAGCGACACACCGTTGGCCGCAGCGCGTGCGCGCAGAGATGCGTTGGTGCTGCGCAAGTTCTTGAGCAGCTGGTTGCCGGCAATGGTGTAGTTCTGCGCCTCAATCTCGGCCTTCTTCAGCGTGCGACCGGCTTGAATCGCAGTGTATTGCTCAGAGTATTGGGCGCGCACATTGGCCACCGCCAGCGCGTCACGGGCCTGCAGCAGCAAGCCTGTCTGTTGGTTGATCGCCGCAGCCTTGGATGCCTCGCTCGCGGCGTATGCGTTCAGCAAGCTGCCAGCGGCTGTGGCGTAGCCAGCCATCGGGCTTGGTGCGGGTGTTGGTGCTGTTGCCATAGTTTATGTCCCTTGATGTACAGCCACGCGATAGTCAAGACCCAGCAGCGTCATGCTCAGTGGCAAGCTCTGGCTCACCTCAATGGACTGCTCGCGGCTGTACCCCAGCACGCCGTTGACGCGCTTGATGCCGGTAAACACCGGCTCGGCTTCGTCAAGCAACGGGTTGTCAAAACTGCGGAACGGCACCGGGTTGTTGTTGATCAGCATGTGCTGGGTGTTGTTGACCACGGCGTTGATCTCGACGATGCGCTTCTTGAAGCCCAGACGCGAGCCGGTCTGCAGCTTGATCTCGACAGGCATTGTCTTGACGTACACAGTGATCGGCAAGCCGACCTCATACGCTGTCGTGCTGGCACGGTCAAATGTCACAGAGCCGCCGCCGCTGACAGTCTCATTGGACTGCGGCACGCCGTCGGTGATCACATTCAAAGCCTTGCCAATGTGCGGCAGGCTGGTTGCGGTTGACGCAGCGCCTCCGACAAAAGCGCAGTCCGTGAAATACTCAAAGCCAAACATCTCAACGAAGTAGCGTGCTGTGCCGTTGAATGTGCGCTTGGTCACCGCATAGATTGTGTTGACGTCCACGCCCACGTCGATGAACTCGCCGTCGGTTGTGAACTCGGACGGGCTGGTGATCTGCTGCGAGCGCATCATGCTGAACGCCGCGATTGAGCCATCTGTGGTGTTGGTCATCAGCAGCAGGTCGGCCTCTTCGGTGTTCGATGCCTTGCGCAGCGCAATGCGTTGCGGGTTCTTCAGCAAGTGACCAGCCAACAGCGAGATGCGCTGCGTCACGTAGGTCGCCTGCGTGTCCGTGAACACAAACTCGTTGAGCGACTTGCCTTGGCGCTGGATGTACACAGAGCCAGACTCCACCGACTGCACACGGGTGCCAGGCTTGATGCCGTTGCGGCTGACGTTCTTGAATGTGAATGTCAGCGGCGTGATCGGGTCGGTGCCGGACTGCGGCACATAGAACTCGCCGCCAGTGGTGAACACTTGGAAATCACGCGAGCTGATCAGGTCGGTGATCACGTTCAAGTCGTTGGTGTCCAGCGTGGCCTCGACGGCATCGTCGTCCAGCGACTCTGTTGGCACAAACTCAAAGAACAGACCGATCTTGCTGCCCCAGATTGTGGACGGGCGCGACTTGCTGCCACCAAAATACAGACGGCCTTCATGGAATGTCACAGTGCGTGGCCAGCCCTTGGCGCTGCTCCAGACGTCCTCGTAGCCATGTTCAACTTCCCATTTGCCTGGGTCAATGTCGCTGGTCGAGAAGAATGGGTACTCGGTAACAGCTCTCACTTTTGTGTCGCTCAATACCTCGACAATGCGAGCGCGACCTTGCGGTTGAGCATTGATGTACTGATTGACAGCAGCAGCCTTAAAAGAAGTGATGTCGTACTGGCTGGTGTTGTTTGGCGCAGTAGTCCAAGCTGGATGCACCTCAAGAACCTTTGTTGTGCCGTTGTAGTCCTCACACAATCGCGTCTGTCCAACACCTGCCCCAGATGTGATCTCAATAAACATACCGACATAAATGTCGTCTGTGGCGCTAGAAGCCGACTTCAATGTGATGGTGTTTGCGCTGCCTGCCTGCGCCGTTCCACTTGTGTTGTGTGTGTTTGTTGCGGTTAGTTCTACGTTTCCAGACACAGCACTTACAGACAATTTGCTGCCAACATGAATATGTGAGTCCAGCTCAAACGCATACTTTGGGATGCTGTCGAAGGTGATGGTAGCGGCTGTCCAAGCAGAATCGCTGGTGCGTGTGATACGCAAAGGTTGCAGATCTGGGTGAACCACAATCAATGTGTCAGCTGACTGCGTCCAGCACATGTCATCAACCATGTCGCTGGTGATGGTGGTCGTCAGGTAGTTGTTGCCGCTGCCGTTGATGTTGGTGATCACCGCGCCGTTTTTGATGACGTACATGCGCAAATGCGTAAAGCACAGCATGTAGCTGTCGGTCACAGAGAACTGGAACGACACAAGGCGCACACCGTTGGCCGCGCTTGGGGTGCTGCTGTTGGGCAACTCAAGAATGTGCTTAGTGCCAGGTCGGCGGCGCAAGCCACCCTGCGGCTGGATCAACACGTTCGTCGCTTTGGCCAGCGCGTTGTTGTAGAACTCTTGATCAACGCGAGAGCGCAGCAACGGGTCAAGCTCGCCCGTGCTGAAGTTTGTGACGATGTTGACGAAGCGTGCCATCAGTTCCTCACTGCAATCAGGCTGTAATCCTCAATCACTTGCATGGCTTGGCCTTGGCTGTCGATGTTGCTGGCTGTGCGGAAGTAGCCGCCACGGCCATTTTCAGAAGGCCCACCAACGGCCACACCTTGCCAGTATTGTGCCCGATCTGTCTGTTCCGTGATAGGCATGGCCAAGTGCCACGCCATCATGTATTTGAGCAGCTGCACAAAGTATTGCGTCATCGCATACTCTGGGGTGCTGTATTGGTAATCAATGTAGACCGTCTCCAAGTCGGTCATCAGTTTGTCGCCCTGAATCTCCCAGTCCTTTTGGATTGGCGAGTGAGGGTTTGCGCTGTTGCGCACAGCGCGCACGTTGCTCAGACGGTCGCCCGGCAACTGGTATTCGTATTTCCACGCAGAGTTTGGCGTGGTGATCAAGCGAGCGAGCTTGACTTTTTTGAGCGTAAAGCTCCACACGTGCTGAGTCAGCAGCGCGTCTCGGATGTCTGGATACAGACGGTCACATGTGTTTGATTCGTCGGTGCCGTCATTGAACGACGAGATGGCCTTTGCACCCAACATGATCAGGGCATCGGAACAAATTGAAATACCGGTATCGCCAGCAGCCATGTGAACCTCTTAATGTGAGAAAGGCCAGCCCCCGAAAACTCAGTGGCTGGCCCGTTCTGTTTGACGCCGATTAATCGGTGTCGGTTGCGCTGACGGTTGTGCCGTCGGCGATGTCCACAACACCAGCGGCAGACACGGCGTTCACATAAGTGAGCACCAAGCTGGGAGTGCCGGAGTCATACACAAAGATGATGTCACCGACGGTCAACAAAGCAGCGATGCTGTTGAAGTAACCGGAGGTGTTCACCGTTGCTTGGGTATCGGCTGTCTTGTACAAGAACAAGCCGGGTGCGTTACCGCGCTTAGATTGACCAATGGCGGTCAGGCCAGACATTGCAAAAGCCATGATTTAGCTCCTTATGCTTCGCGGCAGACAATCGAGACGATGCCTTCTGCGTCGATGGCGATTGCGCCAGCGCTGAAGACTTCGTTGACCAGCCAGCTGGTCTTCTCGGGGATGTAGTTGATTTCGGTGCGCATGCCGATGCCTTCGCCGTAACCGATCGAATCCTTGTGGAATGCGAAGCAGGTACGGTCGTTGGAACCGTCGATGGCCAAGCCACCTTCAGAGCGGTCACCCAACACGTGGAACTGGAAGCCCAGGAACGTGTTGATCTCGCCTTGCACCAAAGCCTTCACGGTGTTGAAGTCGCTGGAAGTCACAGCGGTCTCAGACAGCAACGAAGACAAGCCGTTGGCGTGGACGATGATGTGACGACCATCCATTGGCACGTTGCCCTTGTCGAGCAAGCGCTTGGCTTCACGCAGCTTGGCCACGTTCAGGTTGGTGTCAGAACCACCGATGTCATTGCTGACAGTCAACGAGGTGCTGGAAGCAGCCAAGGCGTCCAGAATCATCTGGTCTTGGCGACGGCCCATGGCAGATGCAACCACCTGAACCAGCTCTTGGCGCTCGTCGAAGTTGACTTTGGCTTGGCTGAAGATGTCGCTGTATTCAGCGGCATTCCAGTCGCCCAATGTCAACGTGACTTGCGAGAAGCCAACGTTCAAGGGAGTTACGTCGGTTTGGGCGACGCGAGGAGTGGCAACGCCACGGCCCACTTTGGGGAATTTAACGGTCGAACCTTCGACGCCACGACGTGCGCGAACCGCACCAACCAGCTCAGCTTTGGCCTGGTAGGCTTGTTTCACCTCTGCGTCGAAGAGCGTGACAAAGGCGTTGGAAAGAGAAACGCTCATTTGATTTACCTCATCGGATTGTTGAACAGGGGTTTGTCGCGCCGGTTAGCCTGTCGCCAGGGCCGAATGCTTGCTGATAACGTCAGCCACTCGTCAGCATCATCACTGCGGTCAGGGCCGGTTGCCCGGTATGCCTTGAAACAAATTGTAGAGCAATTTGTACAAAACGCAAATATGGGCTTGACAAATAAAAAAACCCCAGCACAAGGCTGGGGTAAGTGGCAACCGCTTTCGCGGGTTCCTCGGAGAAATCAGCGGATGTTTTGGTGGAACATCTTTTCGACCTTCTGACGGTAAGCAGCATCGGTTTTGTACCGTGGATCGCTCACCATCTGGTAGAGGTCATCCTTGCTTGGTGCGCCCTCGTTGGGTGCGACGTCCAATGGTACACGACCCTCGTATGACTCGCGCAGCTTCATCAGCGCCCGAATGCCGTTGGCCGTGCCGCCCATGATCTTGAACTCTTCAAAGTCATCAGCGCCCCAGACGCCTTTGTTGACCAGACTGCGAGCCCAGTTCACCATGCCGTCCACGACAGCGTTGGCGTTCGGGCCCAGCGCCTTCAACTCGGCTTGAGTGTCAATGGCGCTTGCGCCCTGAATCTCGGAGGTCTTGCTCTTGAGCTTGGTTACCAAGTCATCAAAAGAAGCCTGAGAGACGCCATGCTCTTTGGCCCAGTCCAAGACGGTGTCCGACAGCGGGTTGTTTGCGGCGTCGTCGCCCAGCACGCTGGTGTCGTACTTGCCGCCCTCTGGCGGTTTATGCTTGCCAGTGCTGACCAGCTTGCGCATGTCAGACCAGCTCTTGGCCATGCTCTCGTAGTTGGCCTCGCCCTTGTCGGCGTTCCAAAAGTTCTCTGGCAGCCAGTCCGGTCGCTCAACAGGCGCGCCGGGGATCTTGCCCGGCTCGGTTGTGTCGGCTGCTTTGTGACTGATTTCGCTGGCTTGTGGGTTTGCAGCTGCCGCTGCTGTTGGGTCTTCCACGCTCACATTGTCCAGTAGGCCAGTGCTTTCACCGGGCTGGTCGTTGTTTTCGCTCATAGTTTCCTTGCTTGGTTAATGCGTGCCTCAATGTCCCGAATCACGTTCCTCTGCCCTTCGGCAAAGAATGCGTGAGACGGGTCTGTGCCCGGCACTGCGATTGGCACATTCACATACATGTCCCGAAACCACTGCAGCAGTTTCTGGCCATCCTCTGACCCGAACACACGCAAGTGCAGTCGGGCCAAGTCGTCACGGGCTTGCGTCACCTCACGGATGTCGGCTGTCTTGCCGATGGCTTCCAGTTCGTCCCAGCTCATACGGGTGCCCCTTCAGGTGCCATTGGCGCGCCGCCTTGGGCCTGCATGGCTTGGGCTTGCGCCATGGCCATCACGGCCTGTTTGGACTGCATTTCCTCCATCAGCACAGCACGCTCGGCGGCATCGTTGCGCACAGCCGCTGGCACGCTCATCTTGTCCCCAATGAAGTCCACAGCCATGTCGGTCTTGATGGCCAGCTGGCCATCGGTGCCAAACGCACCGGAAGACATCAGCTGCTGGAACTGCATGATCGCGCTGACCTCTTCCATGTTCTGGGCGTTGGCCAGTGGCGAAGCCGGGGTCACCTTGACCTCCAAGCCGTTGACGCGCAGCGGCATGTCGATCAGCCCCTTCTCGTCCATGACCTCCAAGATCTTAGCCACCAGAGGGATCATGGTTTCGTTGATCAAGCGACCGAAGGCCGAGCCCAAGTTCTGCGACAGCTCTTTCATGCGCTCCACGATCTCGGTGGCCGAGCGTGCGCTCATGTTCTCGGGAGGCAGCGACTCGTCCAGCAAGATGCGTTTGACGTTCTGGCGCAGGTCGTTGATCACCAGCTGCGACACATTAAAGTCGCCAGAGCGCGGCAATGCCTGCAACGCTGGGCCTTGTGGGCCTCCGTTGCGTGCGACCGGAATGATGGCTCCTGGCACGATCTTCACGGTGTTGGGGTTCAACACGCCGTCATCGGCTGCGGTGTACACACCAGCCACGGCCAGCGATGCGTTCTTAAGCAGCAGCTCAATGGTCTTGTTCAGCGTCTTGATGTCGGGCAGAGCCGTCATCAGTGGGCCGCGACCATAGATCTCGCCTGCCACCTTCATGTAGCGCGAGATCACCCACGGCGAAGACTTGCGGCGGCGGTAGACCAGCTCCTCTTTGCCCGTCTTCCAGATCACGTGGTAGCAGTAGTCGCCACGGCTCTGGTCATAAATGGTGGCTTCCAGCAGCTCAATGTCTTCGGTCGGCTTGTCGGCCACCAAGCGAGCCAGCGTGTCGGGAATGTTGGCGTCTGGCCACTGGCGCTGAATGCTCTCGGCCTTGATGCGCATGCGGCGGTAGACGTTGTCCACTTGGCCGTTTGCGCCTTCCTCGTAGCTCACCAAGAACAACGGCACGGGCACGAAGTTCAAA